AAAGCAAATGCTCGTAGAGTTTGACAACATATATAACATGTTAAATTTTAAAGAATTAGGACACGATCTTTTTAGAAGATGGTATGTTGATGGTAGAATATATCATCACTTAGTAGCTGATGAAAACAATCTAGCCGCGGGTATACAAGAAATAAGATACATAGATGCCGCTAAAATTAGAAAAGTAAAGCAAGTTCAAAAGAAAAAAGATCCAATGACTGGTGCTTCTATAGTTGAAAAGGTTGATGAGTTTTACATTTATCAAGAAAAACCAGGGAATCAACAGAGTGCAATTAAGTTAAGTAATGACTCTGTAAGTTATTGCACTTCAGGATTGTTAGATGAACACCGAAAGAAAGTTGTTTCATTTTTACATAAAGCATTGAAGCCAATCACACAATTAAGAATGATGGAAGACTCATTAGTCATTTATCGATTAGCTCGAGCTCCCGAAAGAAGAATGTTTTATATTGATGTAGGTAACTTACCGAGAGGTAAAGCCGAACAATACATGAAAGATATTATGGCCAAGTATCGTAACAAACTTGTTTACGACGCTAAGACAGGTGAAATACGTGATGATCGTAAACATATGTCTATGTTAGAAGATTTTTGGTTACCAAGAAGAGAAGGTGGAAGAGGTACTGAAATATCAACTTTGCCTGGTGGAGAAAACTTAGGACAGATTGAAGATATTATATATTTTCAGAAAAGATTATATAGATCTCTTAATGTGCCGTTAAACAGATTAGAACAAGAACAGCAGTTCTCTTTAGGTAGAGCAACTGAAATTAGTCGTGATGAACTTAAGTTTCAAAAGTTCATTGATAGGCTAAGAAATAGATTTGCTACTTTCTTTTATGAAATATTAAAAAAGCAATTGCTTATGAAAAATATTATCACTGAAGAAGATTGGATGAAGTGGAAAAATGAAGTCAATCTAGATTTTACACGTGATAACCACTTTTCAGAATTGAAAGAAGCAGAGTTACTCAGAGAGAAGATACAAACACTCGATCAAATACAAAATTATGTCGGTGAATATTTCTCTAAATCATGGGTGCAAAAGAATATTCTTCTTTTTGATGATGATGAAATCGAGAGAATGGATAGTGAAATAGCTGCTAATCAGCAGCAAGAACCAGAAGACGATCAAGGAGCGCTATAATGGCTGAACAACAAGAAACTAATAATGTAGATACTATTGAAGATTTAATTCAACATTCATTAGCACAAGATTACAATAAAGCAAACGAAGTATTTGGAAATGTCATGACTACTCGAGTGGGAGATCTATTAGACCAACAAAAAGTAAAGATTGCTGGTCAAATATACAATGATGAACCTGCAGAAGAAGAACCATTGGAAGATGATGATTTTGAAGAAACTGAAGGTGAAGAAGAAGAGCCTGCAGAAGACGAAGAGGAATTCGAAGAAGAAGAAGAAATCGAAGGCGCTGCAGTATAAAACTTCAAATGTATAAATATAGTTAACATGAAAACTTTTTCGCAACTTAGAGAATTGGCAGGTAGAAAGCCAGAAGGTAAGATGGTCTTTAACAAAAAGGTTAAAGGTGTCAAAGCAATGATACATAAAGAACGTAATGGATTTGTTGCTTATATAGATGGTGATAGACTTGATGTATACAAAACTCAAAAAGAAGCAGAAAAAGCTATAACCGAATTTATGAAACAATATAAGTAGGTACAGAACATGAAACTAATATCAGAATTTGCCGAAAATGAGTTAAACTTTCTAGTAGAATCAGACAAGAAAACTGGAAAGAAGAATTACAAAATACAAGGTATATTCGCGCAAGCAGAAAAAAAGAATCGTAACGGTCGTATATATCCAATGCCAGTGATGGAAAAAGCACTTGGCAAATATAATACTGATCAAGTAAGTAAGGGTAGAGCAGTTGGAGAACTCAACCACCCTGAAGGACCGACCGTTAATTTAGATAAGGTTTCTCACAAAATCAATAAACTTGAATTTCAAGGTGATGATATTGTGGGTGAGGCAACGATACTAGACACTCCTATGGGTCAAATTGTAAAAGGTTTACTTGATGGCAATGTCCAGTTCGGTGTATCGACTCGTGGTATGGGAAGTTTGAGCCAGCGTAATGACACAATGGTCGTAAATAGCGACTACATTCTTAATGCGGTAGATATCGTACAAGATCCATCTGCTCCTGGAGCTTTTGTTAATGGGATAATGGAAGGTGTTGAATGGGTTTGGAATAATGGCATTATAGAAGCGCAAACAATTGAAAAAATGGAGACTGAAATTAAAAAAGCTCCACGTGCTAATCTCTATGAGACACAGGTTCGTGAGTTCAAGAATTTCCTCTCGTTAATAAAATCAAAATAAGGAGTCAAATATGACTGATAAAGAAATAGTAGAAGATCAGGATGTAGAACTCCATGAAGACGAGAACGAAATCATGGACGAAGCACACGATCCTAAAAATGCTGAAGCTCAGTCAATAGCTGCTACTGATAAAGCTGCTGATGCCACTGGAAGCGCTCCAAAGCGTAAAGGTGATAACACTAAGAAAGATCCTATGATCAAAACTAAAGCTGGCATGATTGCCGCTATTGTTGGAAAAATGCAGGGCATGAATAAACAAGCCATTACTGCAATGTACCAAACTCAAGAAGGTTTTGAACTCGAAGGCGACACAATCGCTGAAGATGAAATCAAAGATACAGTTAATGTAGAAGTTGATTTCAAGGATGATCTTAAAGCATTAGTATCTGAAGAAGCAACATTGTCAGATGCTTTCAAAGAAAAAGCTGAAACTATCTTTGAAGCTGCAATCAATTCAAAAGTAAATGCTGAGATTGACAGATTAGAAGAAAAGTACAACGAAGAACTAGCCGAGGAAGTAGAAACTACTAAGGCAGATCTTGTAGAGAAGGTAGACAACTATTTAAACTACGTGGTTGAAAACTGGATGGAAGAAAATAAATTAGCTATTCAAAACGGATTAAGAACTGAGATTGCTGAAGATTTTATGAATAAGATGAAAGATCTTTTCACAGAATCTTATATCGCAGTACCGGAAGAAAAAGTTGATTTAGTAGACGATTTAGCAGATCAGGTTGAAGAGTTAGAGGCAACTGTTAACGAATCAACTCAGAAAGCAATCGACATGGCTGTTGAACTTGAAGGTTACAAAAGAGAAGCTATCATAAGAGAAGCTACTAAAGACCTAGCCGAAACTCAAGTTGAAAAGCTAAAGTCACTAGCAGAAAATGTAGATTTCGATGATGAAGAAACTTTCATACAGAAAGTGGCTCAACTAAAGGAATCATATTTCGCTAAGGCTGCAAAATCTCAGGATGATTCAATAGATGAAGAAGAAGCTCCAGTAGTTACTGCTTCAGACTCAATGAATTCATACCTTAATGCAATCAAAAAAACTAATGTTAAATAGGAGAAGCAAGATATGAATGGTGTATCTTACGATAAGTTAATCGAAAAATGGAATCCTGTACTTTCTGAAGAATCAGCTGGTGCAATCAAGGACCATCACAGAAAAGCTGTTACAGCTGCAGTGCTCGAAAATCAGGAAATCGCTCTAAGAGAAGAAGGAATGATCAACGAAGCCGCACCTACAATGGCTACTACAAGTACAGCAAACTGGAATCCAGTTTTAATCGCACTAGTCAGACGTGCTATGCCTAATCTAATGGCATATGACATCTGTGGTGTACAACCAATGTCAGGACCAACTGGTTTGATTTTTGCAATGAAGTCATTGTACAAAACAGCTAGAACTGGTATAAGTGTAGATGATGAAGCTTTATTTAATGAAGCTCAGTCAGGTTACTCAGGTGACTCTGCTACAACAGCACCAGCAGACGGATCAGGTTTAGCTGGTCATTCAGACGGTGACTTAGATAGTACTATTGCTGACTCAGCAGTATCTGTACTAGCAGGTCAAGGTATGACAACAGCTAACGCTGAAGGTTTAGGTTCATCAGGATCTGGTCCAAATACAGCATTTGCTGAAATGGGATTCTCAATCGAGAAGTCAACAGTAACTGCAAAATCAAGAGCTCTAAAAGCTGAATACAGTTTAGAACTTGCACAAGATCTTAAAGCCATTCATGGCTTAGATGCTGAGACAGAATTGGCAAATATCTTGTCAACTGAAATCTTAGCTGAGATCAACAGAGAAGTTATCAGAACTGTTAACTCACAAGCTAAAATCGGAGCACTACAGGCAAATACAGCTATTAACGGTATCTTCAACGTACAGACAGATGCTGATGGTAGATGGTCAGTAGAAAAATTCAAAGGGTTAATCCTTCAAATCGAAAGAGAAGCTAACGTAATTGCAAAAGAGACACGTAGGGGTAAAGGTAACTTTATGATCTGCTCATCTGACACTGCATCTGCATTAGCAGCTTCCGGTATGTTAGACTACACTCCTGCAATGTCAACTAACCTACAGGTAGATGACACAGGTAACACATTCGCTGGTGTATTAAACGGCAGAATGAGAGTCTACATTGACCCATATTCAACAACAGATTATATTACAGTAGGTTACAAAGGCTCAAATCCATATGATGCCGGTGTATTCTATTGTCCTTATGTACCATTAACAATGGTCAGAGCTGTTGGTGAAGAGACATTCCAACCAAAAATTGGTTTCAAAACCAGATATGGTATGGTCTCAAACCCATTCGTAGGTAGCACACCTGCTGATGGACTAGCAACAGCTAGAACTAACCAGTACTATAGAAGTTTCAGAGTTGACAACATTCTAGGTGCATAAACCTTAATGGTTAAAAGTTAAGAGAGGAGTTTCGGCTCCTCTTTTTTCGTATAAATAGAATCATGGCATTAACTAATAACTTCAATTATCTACAACCGACCGGCTTTAAGCTGGTTATTGATAGAACTAACTATCCAAATCTAGAATTTTTTATTCAAGATTTTACTCATGCTGGTGTGATCATGAACACCGCAGATTTACAATATAAGAAAATAGCAGCAATACCTTTTATAGGTGATAAGTTAACATACAACGAAATGCTGGCTAACATCATATTAGACGAAGATATGAAATCTTATAGAGAGATGCATACTTGGATGAGAAGAATACTAGATCAGGATATGACTACTCCGGTAGATAGATTTAAAGCAAGAGTTCAACAACCTCCTGCTACATCCGACATTACTTTATCTATTCTATCGAGTTCTAATAATCCAGTCGTAAGAATTGTTTATAGAGATTGTATACCTGTTGCTTTAACAGACATACAGTTTCAAGCCACATCCGGCGGTGAATCGTTTCTTACATTTGGAGCATCATTTAGATTTACATACTTTGATATACTACATAAAACTGCTACAGGTGCAATGGTCGATTCAGATTCATTCTCTGTAACTGGCAGGTTAACTAGTTAATATATAATACTATTGGAGAGATTATGATTGATTTGAAACAGATCCACAACATGTGGGCAGAAGACTGCACTATTAACAATACACAATTAGATGAAACATCTAAACAAACCCCAGCATTACATTCAAAATATTTACAGTATTGGTCAACCGCTAAGCTAGAACTAAAACGTGCAGAGTTTGAGCAGAAAAAAGTTTTAAAAGACAAGTGGTTATATTATAATGGAAAGATGGATCAAAAAACTTTAGAAGAAAAAGGTTGGAATCCAGATCCGTTTGACGGATTAAAAGTTTTAAAAGGTGAAATGGATTACTATTACGAAAGTGATCCTGAAATACAAAAGACTGAAGAAAGAATTCAATATTGGAAAACTGTAAATGATACATTAACAGAGATAATAGACAATTTAAAATGGCGACATCAAACAATATCGAACATAATCAAATGGAAACAATTCGAGTCAGGAAATTAAATCATTCAACTATCCACTTAATGTGTGATAGATCGGTGAGCACCGAATTAAGAGAGTTCTTTTCTTTCTTTGTACCCGGTTATAGATTCATGCCTGCATATCGTAATAGAATATGGGATGGAAAAATAAGGTTATTCAATCAAACTACAGGTGAAATTCCTGCAGGTTTGTTTCCACAAATTTTAGCATTCGCTGAATCACGTGAATACGAACTTGAAATAGATGATTCTGAATATGGAAATCCTAATGAAGGTAATACCATAAACGCAGATTTCATGATGAAGTTTATAGAAGCATTGAAGCTTCCATTTAAAATCAGAGACTATCAGTTTGATGCAGTTTGTCATGGCATGCAAAGAAAGAATGCTATACTGCTTTCTCCAACAGGTTCTGGCAAGTCACTTATAATATACGTGTTAATGCGTTATCTTTTATCATCATTTGAAGATAAAAACATTCTAGTTATTGTACCGACTACTTCGTTAGTTGAACAGATGTATAATGATTTTAAAACATATGGCTATAACGTAGAAGCACATTGCCATAGAATATATTCAGGTAAAGATAAGAATACAAGTAAAAAAGTTATTATAAGCACCTGGCAGTCGATATATAAATTTCCTCAAGCGTGGTTTGAAAGATTCGGATCAGTGTTTGGTGATGAGTGTCATGGATTTAAATCAAGATCATTGACATCAATAATGAACAAGTGCACTGAAGCGGAATATAGGTTTGGTACAACAGGTACATTAGATGGTGCACAAACACATGAACTTGTTTTACAAGGATTGTTTGGTAAGATACACAGGGTAACGAGCACTAGACAATTGCAAGATGATGATACACTCGCTAAATTAGAAATACGCAGGATAGTGTTACAGCATAAAGAAGAAATAAGAAAAACATTCGGTAAACAAACATACCAAGATGAATTACAATATGTAGTATCACATAAATCAAGGAATGCATTCATACGTAACCTCACTCTCGATTTAGAAGGTAACACATTAGTATTATACAATTATGTTGATAAACATGGGAAACCTCTGCATACATTAATAAAAGAAAAAGCAGAAGAAGGGCGCAAGATATTTTTTGTGTCAGGTAATACTGCAGCTACAGACAGAGAAGCTATAAGAGCTATAGTTGAAAAACAAAAGAATTCTGTTATAGTAGCATCACTCGGCACCTTTAGCACAGGTATAAATATTAGGAATCTTCATAATATTGTATTTGCATCTCCATCGAAATCACAGATAAGAGTTTTGCAAAGTATTGGAAGAGGATTGAGAAAAACCGATGACGGTAGGTCTACTACACTATATGATATAGTGGATGACATAAGTTGGAAGTCACGTAAAAATTATGGAATATTGCACGCAGATGAAAGACTTAGGATTTACGGTAGAGAAAAATTTACACATAAAACATACAGAGTAGAACTATGAGTAAGAATGTAAAGCAATTTAAATTAACTAATAATGATGAAATAGTCTGTGAAGTCGCAGCATGGCATGATGAAGAAACTGATGAAATAGTAATAAAGAAAGCACTTAAAATAGTAAGTGTAGAAGATTACACTCGTGGTATAAGATTCTTTGCTTTAAGACCTTGGATAGCTTTTCAAGATAATCCAGAAGAATTACAGTCATTGAATTCTACTCACATCATTGTAACATCTTCACCCACTAAATCTATGTTAAAATATTATAATACATGCCTAACGGCAATAAAACAAGATCTTAAAAAACCAGGTGTACCTCGCAAGGGTGTATGGGCAAATTTAGATGAAGTAAATCATGAGACTCGTGACTTATCTGATGAAGAGCTTGATGATTACCTTACTAGTAAATATGGTAGCATGATAGAAGATGATCACTTAGATTCAGCTGACAATAACATAATTAAATTTAAGCCGAAAGACACCATGCACTAGGGTATATCCCCTCTTCCTCAGATATACTATCTTATTATACCATATTTTTCAGCAAATGTACAACGTTATTTTACAATAATAACAGTTATTTTTGCTTCTTAAAAGAAAAAAAAGTATTGTACATTTACGTAAAACTAGTGTATAATAGTACTATAAAATAAAGGATTAACTATGGCACGCAGAAAAAGCATACACTATGTCAATAACGCGCAGTTTTCACAAGCAGTAGTTGACTATGTCGGACATTTAGAAGAATGTAGAAGAGATGAAACAACTTTACCAAAAGTTCCTGACTACATAGCACAATGTTTCTTAAGGATAGCCGAAGGGTTATCGCATAAAGCAAACTTCATAAGATATACTTATAGAGAAGAAATGGTTATGGATGCAGTTGAAAATTGTTTAAAAGCTGTATCAAACTATAACCTTGAAGCTGCAACAAGAACTGGTAAACCAAATGCATTTGCTTACTTTACACAGATAACTTGGTTTGCTTTCTTAAGAAGAATAACAAAAGAAAAGAAACAACAAGAAATTAAAATGAAATACTTAACTAAATCTGGTGTTGAGAGTTTTATTGACACAGGTTCTGAAAGAGTTGCTGTTGATGTTGCATCACACTTTGTTGATACATTACGTGATAGAATACAAAGAGTAAGAAACACAGACACTGAAGTTAAAGAATTAGTTAAGAAGGAAAAGAAGAAAAGAAAGAGCAAAATTGCTGATTCAGATTTAAGTGAGTTTATGACATGAAGATAGCGGTACTTAATGATACACATACCGGCATACGAAACTCATCAGAAATATTTTTAAATAACGCAGAAGATTTTTATAATAACATATTCTTTCCAGAATGTGATAAACAAGGTATAACACAAATACTACATCTTGGTGATTATTACGATCACCGTAAGTTTGTTAACTTTAAAGCTCTCAATCATAATCGTAGAATATTTTTAGATCAATTGCGTAAACGCGGTATGTCTATGGATATTATTCCTGGAAATCATGATACGTTCTATAAGAATACAAACGAACTTAATTCTTTAAAAGAATGTTTAGGCCATTATATGAATGAAGTCCATATTGTTATGGAACCTACTGTAATGGAATATGATTCATTAAAGATAGGATTAGTCCCGTGGATATGTCAAGAAAATTATACACAATGCATGAACTTTATAAAAGATTGTAAAGCAGATTGGTTAGGTGCTCATCTTGAATTAAATGGTTTTGAAATGATGAGAGGATTAAAGAACACTCATGGTATGGACCCTAAATTATTTTCAAGATTTGAAATGGTATTAAGTGGTCACTATCATTGTGCATCACAAAAAGACAATATCTGGTATCTCGGTTCACAAATGGAATTCTTTTGGTCTGATGCTCATGATCCTAAGTACTTTCATATAATAGATACTGAAACAAGAAAAATAGAGAAGATAAGAAATAATCACACTTTATTTGAAAAAGTCCTTTACAATGATGAAGAAATAGATTATAATAATTATAATAAAGATTTTACAAATAAATTTGTAAAAGTTATTGTTATGAATAAAACCGATCCTTTTACGTTTGATAGGTTTATTGATAATATTCAAAACCAAAAGGTTTATGAATTAAAGATAGCAGAAAACTTTAATGAATTTATTGGTGCTAATGTAGATGATGAAAGCATGAATTTTGAAGACACTACCGAGATAGTTGATACTTATATAGACGCTGTAGACACCGACTTAGATAAGAATAAAATAAAAGCTGAAATGAGACAATTGATGACTGAGGCCCAGGCTCTAGAAATAGCATGATAGTATTTAAGACCCTTCGATATAAAAACTTTCTATCTTCAGGTAATACGTTTACTGATGTAGATTTTACTAAAGCCAAGTCTACTTTAGTGGTAGGTCACAATGGCGCAGGTAAATCCACAATGTTAGATGCATTGTCATTTGGTTTGTTTGGTAAACCACATAGGAAAATAAGTAAAGCACAACTCGTTAATTCAATCAATCAGAAGCAAGCATTGGTTGAAGTTGAATTTACTATTGGCCAATCTCATTTTAAATTAGTTAGAGGAATTAAACCTAACATATTTGAAATATGGAAAGACAACGAGATGATTAACCAATCATCACACGCTACTGAATATCAGAAGATCTTAGAACAAAACATTCTAAAACTTAATCACAAGAGTTTTCATCAAGTCGTTGTTTTAGGTTCCTCCTCTTTCATACCTTTTATGCAATTAAATGCGGGTCACCGTAGAGATGTTATTGAAGATCTTCTGGACATTAATATTTTTTCTAAGATGAATGTTATACTTAAAGAAAAAAATAGTATTTTAAGAGATAAAGCATCAACTATAGTTAATAACATTGAATTGTGTAAAACTAAAATAGAACAACACTCAAAATACATTCGTGATATTGCTGCGTTAACTACAGAAAATAAGAAGAAATACGAAAAACAAATTCAAAATGCAGATTTAAAAATAAAAAAGTTGCAAGAAAATAATAACATACTAACCAATGAGCTTGATGCTTTTGGTGATATAGATTTAACATCTTTACAAAATAAAAAGAATGATGTTATAACATATAGAGCTGAACAAAAACAAGAATTACGAATAGTTGCAAAACGAGGTTTGTTTCTGCAAAGCAATGATGATTGTCCTACATGCGAACAACCTATACAAAATAAAGATAAATTAGTATTTGATACTAAAAACCAAGCTTATCAGATTGAGTCAACTCTTAAATTGATTGAAAGTAGTTATTCTGAAGTCGAAGCAGAAATGCAAAAATTGCAAGAAACTATTGCAATAGTAAATGGAAAAACTAGTACTATTAATTCTAATAACAGAGAAATACAATCTTTAAATCAAAGCAATAACGATTTAAGATCATATCTAAATGAAGAAGTTAGTACAGACTTAAATGTTGCTAGAAAAGAACTAGAAGATATTACTAATGATAAAGAAGATTTAATAGAAGAGAAACTTAAAGTAACTGAACAAATTAATTACAATGGTGTTATAGCAGAAATGCTTAGAGATACTGGAATAAAAACAAAAATAATAAAACAGTATTTACCTGCAATTAATAAACTTGTTAATCAACATCTACAAGTACTTGATTTCTTTGTATCATTTGATTTAGATGAAAGCTTTCAAGAAACTATAAGATCAAGATTTAGAGATGACTTTACTTATGAATCTTTCAGTGAAGGTGAAAAACAAAGAATCGACTTATCGTTGTTATTTACATGGCGTCAAATAGCAAAGATGAAAAACTCGGTTTCAACTAACTTATTGATATTAGATGAAACCTTTGACTCATCGTTAGATCATGATGGTGTTGAAAATCTATTGAAAATATTAAACACACTTGGTGAAGATACTAATACGTTTATTATATCACATAAAGGAGATATACTAGATGGTAAGTTTGATGCTAAGATTGAATTTGTAAAAGAAAGAAATTTCTCTAAAATGAAAGTTTAAATGCATTTAACGGTGTACATTTATCAAAAACTGTGGTATAATAGAACTATAAAATCAAAAGGAGTATATAATGCAATTAAGTGATTCCACCTTGGACATCCTTAGAAACTTCTCGTCTATCAATCAAAACATTTTGATTACAGCCGGAAGTCCTATTAAAACTATCAGCGAAGCTCGTAATGTCGTGGCTAAGGCTGAAATACCAGAAACCTTTGACAAAGACTTTGGCATCTATGATTTAAATGAATTCATTGGTGTAACTGGTTTAGTCAATAATCCTAACCTTGAATTCAATAATGATTTCGTTGTTATATCTGATGAGTCAGGTAGATCTAGTGTAAAGTATTTCTACTCAGCTGCTGAAACATTAACAACACCTACAAAGGATGTTTCTATGCCTGAACCTGATGTAAGGTTTACATTAGATAATGACACTCTTAATAAACTTAAAAAAGCTGCATCAACACTTGGTCATAAAGAAGTATTGATTAAAGCTAATAACGGTGTATTAAGTTTATCGATTGTTGAAAATCAAAATGCAACATCAAATGCATATTCAATTGATATTGATGGTGAGTTCAAAGAAGATGCTGTATTTAATTTTATTATAGATATATCTAACTTGAAAATTTTACCTGGTGATTATGATGTTCAAATTTCTTCGAAATTAATAACACAGTTTTCACATAAAGAATTGAGTGTAAAGTATTGGATTGCACTTGAAAAATCGTCAACTTACGGAGTTTAATAATGACAAGCAATAACGACCAATTATATGACCTTTCTAATAAGGCATCAAGAAGTACCATCGCTGTTATCGATGCGGTAACACAAAGAGGTGGGTTTAAAGGTGAAGAGCTATCAACCATTGGCGGACTAAGAGATCAGTGCATTCAGATAGTTCAACTGTGTGAAACTATTCAACAAGAAAAAGCAATGGAAACACCAGCTGAAGAACCTGCTGCTAAAAAGTAATTACGCTTTATTGAATTTTATTTTATTTGTTATGGAGAAACGCGTAAATGTCTAATGAGTACTTATGGGTTGAAAAGTACAGGCCACAAAAAGTTGCCGATACTATACTACCTACTAAACTAAAAGAAACCTTTCAAAAAATAATTGATAGTGGTGAACTACCAAATATGTTATTTACTGGCACTGCCGGGTTAGGTAAAACAACTGTTGCCAAAGCAATGTGTAATGAACTTAATTGTGATTACATATTGATTAATGGTTCTGAAGAAGGCAACATCGATACGTTAAGAACTAAAATCAAACAATTCGCTTCATCGGTTTCATTATCGAGTGACTTTAAAGTTGTAATACTTGATGAAGCAGATTATCTAAATCCACAATCAACTCAGCCAGCTCTTCGTGGTTTCATTGAAGAGTTCTCTAGTAATTGTAGATTTATTCTTACTTGCAACTTTAAGAATAGAATCATTGAACCACTACATTCAAGATGTGGTGTATATGAATTCAATACATCTAAAAAAGATCTTGCACCTATAGCAGGCCAATTCATGAAAAGATGCCAGTATATTCTTGAAGAAGAAGGTGTAAGCTATACACAAATGGCAGTGGCAGATTTAATCATGAAATTTGCACCAGACTGGCGTAGAGTTATCAATGAATTACAAAGATATTCAGTTAATGGTAATATTGATGCTGGTATAGTAAATGTTGTAAGTGATAAAAACTATGATGATCTTTTCTCTTATTTGAAAAATAAAGATTTCAAAAAGATGAGATCTTGGGTGGTTAACAATATAGATACAGATGCAGCAGCAATCTTCAGATCCATATACGATCGGATGGCAGAGAAAGTTGCCTCGCAGTCTATTCCACAATTGGTTTTAATTCTTGGTGATTATCAATACAAAAATGCTTTTGTTGCTGATCACGAACTTAATGTAGTAGCATGCTTAACGGAGGTAATGTCAGATGTCCAATTCAATTAACTTAACACTTTACACACAGGATAATTGCGAATATTGTCATGTTATGAAAAAGAAACTCGCAGAATGGGATTACAGGTATAGAGAAGTCAATGTCAGTTATGATCTTTTTGCAAAAGAATTCATGAAAGAAAGAGGACATAGAACAGTTCCTCAATTGTACTGGAATAATACACATTTAAATAAACTTCCTACATCTGAGCTCACTAAAGAACATATAGAAGCCGAGATTGATTATGATAACTACGTTGGCGGAGTTGAAAGTTGGGCCCCTCTAAAAAGAGCATAGCAATTGTTGGTGGCGGTATTGCCGGCATAACTACAGCATACTTTTTATCTAAAAAATATAAAGTAAGACTATATGATCCTAATGGTATTGCAGAACAATGCAGTTATGCCAATGGTGGTCAATTGTCTGTATGCAATGCTGAAGTGTGGAACACCTATGAAAACATAGCTAAAGGTATCAAATGGTTAATGCAACCAGATGCTCCACTTGCATTTAGACCAGACGTGTGGTCTTGGTCAAAAATTAAATGGATTGCTGGTTTTGTTGGTGCTACTCTTAAAAATAGATATGAGCATAATACTCGTAAAACTATAGAATACAGTTTACATTCTCGTAAATTAATGAAGAAGTTAATGAAAGAAACTGGTATAGAGTTTCATCATAACGATTGTGGTATACTTCATATATACAAAAATCAAAAATCCTGGGATAAAGCACGTAAAACACTTGATAGATTTAAAGATACTGGTTGGGGTAGAGTTGAAACACGAACCAATGTTATTAAATATAATGTAAAATCAAATGATGTTATCGGTGCTACACTGACTAAAGCTGATTCAGTTGGCGATATACATGAGTTTTGTAAAAATTTATGTACACATATGATAAAAGATCCTAAATATGATTTTAGTATTAGAGTTAATAAGATAGTACCTACACGTGAAATTAAGTTCTTATCTGGTAGACGCGATATGGCTTTATCTTTAGATGATCTTAAGCAAGAATACGATGAAATAGTTGTGTGTGCTGGTGCATACACTCCACACTTAGTTCCAGTAAATGTATACCCTATCAAAGGTTATTCGATAACTTATGAAAACGCATATGAAGGTCCTAACAT